GTGTATCTTTTGAAAGGGAAAAGTCGTATTTTCCTTTTGAACCAGGGATAGTTTCACGAGTATATCCAGTTGAAAGAAGACGAGATTCATTTGATGTCTTTGATTCAAATGTTTTACCATTTACATTCGTTTTTGCTCCACCTGCCCCAGTCCCTTTGTTATGTACAATAGGCGTCGCAGACATATTTGTATGAGTTAGTTTTCTTCATGGTACCCCGTATACAATTTCATTTTTTTTCAAAAAAGTGAAATAGTATTTATACACATACACGTCACACATCACTATGTCATTTGTTCATGTTGTAAAGGAAAGTGATCCTGTGCCTCCTATGCCAGACGAACTTGCCTTGAAAACAGGATATGAACCTGATAGATTTCAAAAGTTTGCTATACAGGGGATGGAAGCAGGTGATAATATTCTTGTTACAGCAAAAACTGGATCAGGAAAGACATTTGTGGGGGAATATCAAATTGCTAAATCAATACAAGCAGGAAAACGTGTCTTTTACACTACACCTATTAAATCATTGAGTAATCAGAAATTTAATGATTTAAAACATCTCTTTCCTGATGCATCGGTGGGTATTATGACGGGTGACATTAAATTCATTCCAGATGCTCAAATTGTAGTTATGACTACGGAGATTCTTCGAAATGCTCTTTTCAAAAAAGGGTCTTCCACGGAAAGTGTAGGAGTAAGTGGTCTTATTAACTTGGATAACGTAGATGCTGTTGTCTTCGATGAAGTTCATTATATTAATGATAAGGATAGAGGGCATGTATGGGAAGAATGTTTGATTCTACTCCCAGCTCATATTCATTTAATTTTACTCTCGGCAACATTGACAAACCCATATATATTTGCTGATTGGTTAGGTACTCTTAAACAACGTAAGATATGGCTTATTAGCACACTTTGGCGAGCAGTTCCTTTAGAACACTGTATATTAGGCCCTGATTCTACGCCGATTGTAATATATGATAAAAAAGAGGTCTTTCATTCAGATGTATATAAGGGATGGTTATTAGCTAGAAAGGGTCAGGCAAATGCACACGATGCTTTCCAACAAAAGGTAAAAGATGCAAGGCGAGCAGGTCATGAAGGCGCAGTAAGTGGAAAGATTCATATAAAATCATTTGAACATACATTGAATGAGACATTGCTGTGGCTTCATACACATGTAGGGCTTCCTGCTATTATCTTCTGCTTTTCACGAAAAGGGTGTGAGACACTTGCATCTAAAATTACAACAACATTTCTTGATACATCTGATTCTGCAGCTGTTGCGCATATTTGGGATTTTCACCTTTCTAGATATAAATCTGTTCTTGAAAAGAGTCCACAAATGCATCGACTGCGTGAACTTGCTCTAAGAGGTATAGCTTTTCATCATAGTGGTCTCCTTCCTTTCCTGAAAGAGATATTAGAGATTCTCTTTTCTAAAGGATATGTAAAGGTTCTTATGGCAACGGAAACATTTGCTGTGGGTATTAATATGCCCACAAAAACTGTTATATTCACGTCATTGGATAAATATACAGATGGTGGTTTTCGCCCCCTTTCTTCTTCAGAATATATACAAATGGCAGGGAGGGCAGGACGACGTGGAAAGGATGACAAGGGTCTTGTTCTATATATTCCTCAAAAAGACCCGTTGGATGTATTTGAGATTCAAGCAATGATGACTGGAAAGGCATCGAGCTTCCATTCACGTATGACATTTCATTATGATTTCATTCTAAAATGTTTGAATGGTGGTGTATCGACAGGGAGAGAAACATTAGTGAGGAAATCCTATTGGTGGGCATTAGAACAAGAAGATGCACGAGTCTTAGAGCATGATATTGTTATGCTTGAGATGGAGATAAACGGCTTTTATTTAAAGGAAGAAGATAAGGAAACATGTTACGAACGGAAAACCTTGGAAGATACGATTTCAACCACGCAAAATTCCAAAAAGAAGCAGGCAACGCGGGCTTTGGACGCTTGGAAGCAGAGTCATAAGGAGTCGGTTTGGAAGCCAATATATGATTCGTATCAGTGTCTTCTTGGTCATCAGAAGGAGTTGGAGAAGTTGCGTAACATCCACAAGAAATATATTCAAATGTCAACCGAATTTGACACACATGCTTTGCCCTTCGTATCTCTTCGTTTACAGGTTCTGGAGGAATACGGATACGTAAAGGATGGGGAGGTAACGCTAAATGGGACTCTTGCTTCGGAAGTGAATGAGGGGCACCCATTCTTACTTACGGAGTTTATGCTACGTATACATAAGAATTGTTCTCTAACCCTTGATAACTTTCTTATAGTGTTAGCAACATTTGTAGGGGAAGCAAAAGAAGGAAATGATACTACGTATATTGGAGACGTAGAATGGCCGAATGATATTGTAAAAAATGAAGTGATGCGAATAGAAGCTGATTCCAAAGAGGGGTTAGAAAGGGAAAGGAGACTTGGAATACATCCTTCATCCTTTTGGGCAATCTCTGTTGAATGGATTGAACCTATTGCGTGTTGGTTACGAGATGAAGATAGTGTTGCTAGTCTTGCCTCAAAATTTGAACTCTTTGAGGGAAACGTATTGAAGGCTCTTTTAAAATTAGCATCTCTTTTGGAAGAAGTACAATCCATGGCAACAGTGTTAAAAGATGTTTCTTTACTTGAAATGCTTCATTCAGGAAGAAATAGGATTCTTCGTGATATAATTCTTGCTGAAAGTTTGTATTTACGTATTTGATATAAAATTTATATATAATGATATTATAATTAATAAGACTAATAACAATGTTAGTACATATGTTAATTCATTAAATATATAATATTCTTTGTCATTAATTTTATCAAATATGTCTTTTTTTTCATTTCGACTTCGTTCTCTAAGCATAATACTTATATGTAGTATTTTTTAGATAGGTTATGTCGGAAGAGAAAGAGAGTGAATCAAAAGAACTTATTCAAACAGTTACATGGGACAAAACAATTGATACAATGTTGGCTACTTGGTGTGATAATGCAAAATGTTATGAATGGATGCATACGGAAGCATCGACTGTATGTGATACTACGGCTAGAAGATTTATGATTATTATTAATTCTCTTACAGCTATTTCTGGATTAAGTAATGTAATTGCAGGTGGCTTTACAGTAAATGGATTTCAAATAGCCTGGTTGTTTGGAGGTATATCTATTTTCGCGTCTACCTTAAATTTATTACAAGATAAACTTGGTTATCAACAATCGGCGGTCATACATAAAAAACTTGCTCAACAATGGGCATATATCCGATTAACAATTGAAGAAGTGATTCAGATTCCCTATCAGGGTAGGAAGGATTGTAAGACTTTTCTAAAATATGTGCGGCTTGATATTAATAAGGCTACACAGGAAGGAAGTTCTATAATCCCGAAAGATATTCGTATGGCTTGTTTTGATAGATTTCATCGTATTGAAAAATTTGATATTCCTGATATATGTGGTACTATGGAGCATACTCGTATCTTTATAAATCCGACAGAAGGGGTTCTAAATAAAACTCTCTAAAAGTAGAGGAATGTCAAAAGTAACTCCCTATGATAAAGGGGTTAACAGTCAAGGAGATAAGAGTCCAGGGGTTAACAGTGAAGGAGGTAATAGTCTAGTCAACAATGATGGTGGGTTATCGCCTGTACTATCGATTCGTTCTTTATCTCCATCTCCTATAAATATTCGTTCAGCATTTGAAGAGGTTACAGGTGTAAGATATGAAAATGAAGATGGCACGAATTATACATTACGGACAAGAGATGGCTCTTCCCTTGGAACAAATGTATATAAGGTTCGTGATTCTATATATAAAATGGCACAAGGAGATAGACGTGAAACAATTCAAAATGAGATTGCTGTATATAATAAGCTTAGAGAGTTAGATGAAGCAGATAAAGTATATTTTTTAGAAATGATACAAAGTAAATCAAAAGGTTCTGTTGTTCATATTCAATTACACTATATGGATGGTATGGATTTAGTTACGTATTTTCATGAGTTTAAACCCAATATACAAAAAGTATATTTTATTGCACGTAGTATTGCATATGCTCTACGTATACTTGCTAGATTACACATAACACACGGAGATTTACATCTTGGAAATATAATGATTCCTATGAGTGATATTGATAAAGAGAAACCTCAAATTAAACTAATAGACTTTGGTGTTAGCTCACAGAGTCTTTTTTCTATAAATCGTTATTATAATTTAGATACAGATTCTGAAAATAATTATGTAATACTTTTACAACAAATGGGTATACCAGAAAATGATATAACTGCTATGAAACAGATTTGTGATACATATAAAAAATCAAAATCTTTAAATAATGTTCATGACGCATATACGGATATTATAAAGTACTGGGATGGTAAAATAAATGGTGGCCGACGCGTAAAAAGCAGAAGGAGAAGGAGAAGCAGAAGAGGCAAAAAGCAAAATAATAAAAAATCTACACGTAGAATATAAGATGGCTGGCACTCAAACTCGTAAAGCCGAAAAGGTACGTGCGGTAGGATCAAAGCGCTGTGTTTTCAATGGAACTGCAAAACATACATCCGGTGGCCTTGAGAAAAAGGACTTGATGCTTCACAAGGGACGTATTGTTAGTCGCAGGAAGCACGCTTTAGGAAAAAAGGCGATTAAGAACCTTGAAAAGGCTGGTTATAAGGCAAAGAAGGGGACCTTTAAGCTTTTCCGTAAACACAAAAAGGGCTCAAAGGATTAATCTAACCATTTAGCTATACTTGTTAACAATGCCGACGCTTCTGCCTTTGTAAAAGGTGGCATCGTCTGTTTTCCTTCCGATGGGTCATACCAAAATAAAGAACCTGGTGTTCCCATATGGTCAATACATGACCACGCAATCCCGGCGTTTGAATTTGAAATTTCTGGCATATGTTGTTTAATACGTTGGAGCATGCTTGGTATATGTACATGTCTAGTTAGAAGACAGCGTTCTATTGCGTCATACGCGTGTCCCACCGGGAATAAAATAACATCCCACTCACATCCACTATGTGTACCTGTATCAGAATAGCAAAGAAGGCTAATATCGCCTGTCCACTTTACTGTAAGGCCTTTCGGGATATCTCCTCCAGACCAAAAGATGCGTACAGGTTTTACAGCATGTGATATATATGTTGCTAACATTTGTGCATCAAAAGCCTCTTTTAATTTAAAAATAACATCCCATCGTTTCCTAAAAAGAAGGGGATTGGGTGTTACAGGAATAGAACCTGTATCACCAATCACTAAAATATTTTTCCCTTTGAATAAACAACCTGATTCTATCATAGCAAATCGCGAAAGAGCTAAATCGAGTGAGCTTATTATAAGGGTCTTTCTTCCTCGAAGTGATTCATCGAATGCTTCTAATTCCATTTGTCTAAGGGTATGAATAAGATATGTGTATAGTAGACGCGATGAATTTATATAAGGGATTCTTAGCATTTCTAATTATTATCGTTCTTGACATACCATGGCTATATATTCAATCAGGACGCTCCCAGAAAATTGTAAAAGATATAAGTGGTTCTTTTCAATTACGTCTATGGGCTGCGCTTCCTGTATATATAGCATTAGCCTATCTTCTTTTACAACAAACAAGCCTGATGGGAGCTTTCCTATCAGGATTGGCAGTGTATGCTGTCTATGATTTTACAACTCTTGCTCTATTTAAAAAATACCCTCTTTCTTTTGCTCTCATAGATAGCTTGTGGGGAGGAGTATTAATGTCTATTGCTTATTTTATACTAAATGGTAAAATCCCACGCCCAATGTAAAAGGGCTTGTCTCTGTCTAGGTCTACATGTCAAATCACCTGCATCACATGCTTTTTGTATGGCACCTGAATGTCTTACAAAAGCAAGCCATCTTTTTATTTGTAATTCATCTATCTCTGGTATTCTTCTTCCCATCCAATATCTACAATACCATTGAAACCAACCTCTTATATCGGGGTTCTTTGTATGGTCTGATAGAATTCCTTTATGAGAACCACCAGGTACCCATCCTTTCTTCTTCCACTCGGAAAGAGGTAAACGTGAATCAATCTTGAAATAGTTTAATTGTATATCCTGTTTGGAAGGTGAAAGAGTTTGAAGACCTATTGCATTTAAAAACCATTCGGCAGGAAATTCAAGTAAACAATCATTCAAATATTTTCCTCCAAAAGCACCTAGAGCTAATATTTCTCCAGGAGTAGTATATGGTTTAAAACGTGGGTCAAAGTCTTTCCCAGGTTCTTTTGTTAATACATAAGAATAAGAATGTTCCATTTTATTCTTTACTTTAATTACATCACCCTTTTTAAAAGAGGATAATGGTCTTCCACTCTTTTTAAGTATAGCAATCATATCGTCGGTTGTTTTTATATTAGTAACACCCGCCATCTATAAGGCATCCCTAAAAAGTGATGGGTACTTCTCCGTATGAAAAGGTACAAGATGGAACAGGTACGTGAATGGCATACTACATTGACAGAGAAGGAGCGTAAACTTCATGCTCTTGCATCAATTATGTTAAAGAAAGAGTTACATGCAACTATGAATGTAAAAGACAAGGATAATGGTTCTTATTTTCCAGACAAGTGTCATGCGTTTCGTAGCTGGTTAAAAGCAAAAGAGATAAAGAAGTAGTATGTCTCAGGCTCTTGTCCTTCCAAATCGTGCGCCGTCTACGCGTGCTAGAAAGACAATACGTATCGAGCTAAATAGTCGTGATAGAAATTATTTTAACTTAGTAAAATCAAATCCTTTTAAATATGATTTACAAACACCTATACGAGATGTTCAATCTATTGAACTTTTAGGTGGGACAATCCCAGCAAATCCATATACTTTTACAGAAAGAAATAATGCTTTTAGTTTTTTTGAGGAAAGAACAGGGACGCGTGTAGTACGTATACCACCAGGGGTGTATGATATACAAACTCTTACAAGTGAGCTCTCAGAACTTTTATCAAAAGGTTCAATGAGTAAGTATGAAGTTAGTCAGAATGTATTAGGGAAACTCTTAATTATTCAACGAACATTTACACAAGGCTTTTCCCTTTTATTTGCTACAGGTACTCCATCTGATATACTTGACCCTAATACAGGTGCTTTAGTTGAAATGAATACTCCTGCAAGTGCACTCGGTTTTGATTTTGCTGATTATAAAGGTGAAAATCGCGTTATACTATCCCCTTTTGAAATTGATTTGCATACAAATAATACCCGTTTATATCTATATATTAATTTACAGAACTCACAAGATATTGGATGTATTCAACGAGGTGTTGGACGTCGTTCTCCTTTTGCTATCATTTATTTGGATACAAATACAAATGGATATAAATTTTTAAATAAGGAGACCTTTTCTCCAATATCATATATACTGCCTCAGCCGATAGGAAGACTTCAGAGTCTTCATATAGAGTTTCGAGACGAGTTTCATAGAGTTATTGATTTTAACGGAAAGGATTTTACATTATTACTTGAGCTAACAGTATTAGAATAATTTTATTGGGTGTACAGTTATACCGCTGATCATTTCAAACCGGCATAAAATTGACAAACATCTCACGCTGTATACCCTACATACCATATAAAAAATACAATGTCTATGTTTCAAAAGATGGTTGAAAAAGACCCTACAAAATATCCGGCAAGAATGGGAAAGAAGTGGGATGATGATGAAGTTCTTAAACTTCTTAAATCAATTCAAAAGAAAAAAACCATATCAGAAATTGCTACAGAACATCAACGAACTATCGGTGCTATTAATTCTGAAAGGCGTAAATTAGCGGCTGATTATTGGTTTAATGATAAAAGACCCATTGAAGAAATCATTAAATTTACTGGTCTAACAAAGGAAGAGATTGAATATACAATTAAAAAAAGAATTGCTGTCAAAGACTTTAAAACTAAAGAAAATGTTACTGAAGATTTAGTTGAAATTCCTTCTGATATGAAAGAAATTATTATTCTATTAAAAGATATACAAAGTAAATTATCTTTCTTAATGGAAAA